TTAGTAAATGTATAGGTATGATTTACTTTATCGTAGAGTTTGCCACCCCTTAATACGGTCTGGTATTGTTGAACATTAGAATTCTTATTGTCGGAGATCTGAAGTACATTAGATGGTACAACAATCTCATCGTTAGCATCAGGAGTGAATGGATAGTCTACTTCAGAATTGAAATGCCATCCTTCCCCTTGAACTTCACGATTGACGGAATCAAGAATTGAAAGTGCCGTAGCAATCTCTGGGTTAGCGATGTCGAGCGACACCACAGGTGCCTGCCCGATGCCAGTCAACATCTGGTTGATAGCTTGAAGTTGGGTTGTCATAGTTCGGACAGGTATTAAAAGAAAAGGGGCCAACCTTTAATAGTCAGCCCCATTGTTAAAGGTTACCCTCAAACGTTACGGAAAGCACCGGCAACGCCGACGCGCACAGCACCGCAACCATAGGCCAGACGGCCCACGATCACGTCACCCTGGTAGATCACCTTGGTGTCAGCACCAGTGGTCTGAACGCTAGGACCGATGGCTTCCACAACGCCAGCAGCGTCACGGTGGAAGATCAGGCCGCAGCTGTTGGTAAAGTCAGTAGCAATACCATAGGTGTTGTTCTCACCAGTCACGGCAGCAGCATCAATAGCAGCGCCAGAAGCCGAACCATACTTACCCAGGAAGGGGATGTTGTTGGACTTCTTGATGGAGATACCGGCGATCTCATAGAGACCATCACCAGAGTTCATGCTACCACCGGCAGCACCATACTCACGGTTGAGGATGTTGGTATCGACCTGAGAGATCAGGGCATAGTATTGGCGGGGGCTCAGAACAGCCACACGGCCATCCTTAGGAGCAGCCACTTCGTCAAGACGGGCAGCAGCTTCGAAGAAGCCATCAACCAGGGCCTGAGCATCATACTCTTTGTTGGCACCGAGGTTGATTTGGAAGCCACCAGGCTCACCAGTCACAGCAGCCGAAGCAGCCGAGGCACGATCCAGAACGCGGAAGATACGGCGATCATAGAACTCAGCCAGGCTCTGGCCGATTTGACGGGCGATGGGACCACGAATGTCATACTGACTCATGATCTCGTCAAGGTTATCCACAAAGGCGGATGCCACCAGCAGGTCATCCAGCGCAATGGTGGTTTCGGCTGCCGGGGGGTTGCCCGAACCGAGGATAGGCACACCAGGCGTACGATAACCAGCCGAGATACGGCCAGTGTGGATGAATTGAGCTTGCTTACCACCACGCAGGGTCCGGTTCATCACCAGATCCTTAGCAATAGTGGAGTTACGGAAAGCCTCATACACTTCGCCCGTAAAGAGCTTCAGGAAGAGGTTAGTACGTTGGGCGTAAGAGGGGGATTGACCACCCGTCTTATTAGTTTCGCCAAGATAAGTTACAGTTGCAGTCATTGAAATTTAGGAAAGAAGATTTACTAATTTCCCAAGTACTTGGAGTTTATTCGCGAAAGAATATTCAGTTTTTAATGAGCAATAAGGATGTGTCGTATTGGGTGTCCACCGCAGCGGGCCAATACTCCAACCGGTTGGTTTTTTAACGAGGTATCCTTCCTCAATAGAAAAGGGGGTCCTACTCCGAGGTGCCCCCAATCCAAAAGTTAATTAAGGCGAGTAATTGATACTCTACCAACTCCAGAGCCGGTTAGACCGATCTTGTCAGCCGCACCTTTACTTAGATCAAGACTCCTACCATGAGCGTAGGGACCCCGATCATTGACCCGAACAACGGCACACCTATTGAAGCAAACCTTGAGGCGTGTTCCAAAGGGTAGTGTCTTGTGCGCTGCCGTAAGGCCGTTTTGATTGTATCGTTCGCCATTGGCAGTTAGGTTTCCGTGGAAGCCCGGACCATACCAAGAGCTGATAACAGACAGAGTAGTTAGAAGAGGTAGCATGAGTAAATTGCAAAGAACTTTTATATTGCTTACGGCGCATCCATTTTGTTAGGCCAGCTTACTGCGCCCTTTAGTGGGCTTTTTAGCTGACCCCTTGGCCAGTGGAAGTTGGGGTCCACTGCGCTTGAGGAACATATCCTTTTCGTAAGGGTTATCTGTTCCTTTGCCCTTGTTATAAAGCTTTTGTTGCTTTTGGGCATCCTTATGTTTCTTTGGATCAATCGGCATGGATTGAGCCAACTTAGGCTTACGTGTTGCCATTAGTGGGAACCAATTTAGAGCAAGTCGCCAGAAGCGGCTAGTTTTTGTTCGACATCAAACCGATAAGCAGGGTCAGTGCGATACCGTCGATCACTGATAGCAGCTGCTAGTTCAGCATTAGAACGGAATCCTTTAACCGTACTCTTCGGTGCCTTGCCCGACACTTGTTGACCTTCAAACCCAACGGAATCCTTATAACGTTGATTGAGGGCTTGAACAGCAAAGAAGATAGCATCCTTGTTGCCGCTGTTAACAACATTATCATAAGCAGCAACTTCCTCAGGTTTGAGGTTATCGGCTGCCCATGCTAGGGTGTCGTTATAAGCTTCCTGTCCCCCGACAGAAGCAACAATGTCCTTAGCAGCATCCTCAGAAAGGGGCTGTGGTTGGACGGTTGGATTACCTTTCTGCCATTCCATGTATGCCTCGATGAGTTCTTCCGAAGGCATCTCCTTAAGCTTCTCAATTGTTTCCGGCTTAAGTTGATTATCATTGGAGTAATACTCCTCTGATGCCTCCTTGAGGAAGCTGACACGTTTGGCTACCGGGGTTTCAGTTTCCTGTTCCTCAGTACCCCCGTCATCATCGCTCTCGTTTTCTTCGGTCGAAGAGGACTCATCACTCTCTTTCTGACCTAGTTTCTTTTGAAGTTCTAGGTAAGCTTTTTCAAGGTCTTCTGCTGACTTAAATTTGCCAGCATACTGAGAATGTTCTTCTGCTTCAAGTTGACTGCGGCGATACTTTTCTTCGACCTCAGCTTCTTGTTTTTCGATGAGCTGATTACCCTGCTCAATGAGCCGTAGCTCTTCTGTTTCACGGGCAGATGTAACATCTGGATCCGTAGCATCAAAAACAATTTCAGACATGGTTTAGTGGATAACAATAGAAACGCGACCAACACCAGGAGAGGTGACTTTCACATCACCATATTTAAATTGCTCCTTAGGAGTGATCTTTACAGGAGCCTCCTCAACTTCACTGGGGAGGTTGGGCTGGTTGTTGTTGGCCGGTTGCTTGCGCGGCTGTGTTGACGACATTTTGAAGTGCTTCGATAGAATCAGGGTTTTTGGTTGGATCCATCATAGGAGCCTTAACAAGTTGTCCTGCTTGTCCAACAAGACTGGTGGACATGTTCATTTGCATGGCCTTCTGCTGTTCTTGTTGACGCATCTCTGCGGTCTTAACAAGCTTGAGCGTATCAATACCTTGAGCAGCAGCAAGACGCTTAACGGCTTCCTCTGGATCAATGTATTGGGCCATTGCTTCGGGGCCAAGTGCTTGAGAGATTGTTTGTAGGAACATCATGAGAGACTCACGGTCTTGCCCACGTCCAATGCCCTCAAGGCCAGCAATGATGGTTGGGAACACAATACCCTTAGGGAGTTGTGGAAGTTCTTTGGCGCGTTGAAGGGTAAAGAGTTTCCGTTGGAGGTACGGGCGAACCAGTTCTACGGTAAGGTTACCATAGATTCCTCCAAGTTGCTCATTGAGTTCCTGCTGGGTAGCGCGGATCTCTTCAGCGGTGGTCCGCTCTGATTGCCGTACCGAAAGAATCAGGAATGCTTCCGACAGTCGCTGGGTGAGCGATTGGATCATCTGATAGGCAGAGGAGAAGTCAGCCTGCTTGCTCACTTGAACAGCAGTCACGTCCTCGGCACGGCCCTGAATGATTGCTCCATTGCCTGCCTTAGCAAGCGTAGAAGGCTTCACAGTAGCGGCAGGGCTAACAAGGAACACCACCTTAGCAGCGGCAGCAGAACCCTCCACCATGGCTTGCATCAACCCCTCAAGGGACCTCAGATCGCCAAGGTACTCTTCAATGCGTCCCCGTCCATAGTCTTCCCCATCAACCACATTAAAGCGGAGAGGAAGCCAGGGGGTTGTATTTTTTGGAGCCTTGCCAAAGGAATCAGGAAGAACCTTGCCTTCGACTTCTTGACGCCAACGCCATTGTCCATCCTTGAGCTTAGCCCAAGTATAAACAGCGACCTCATTCTCGCCAACAGTGACATCAACATTAGGAGCACTAGTGTTGTCAGCCACATCATTGACATTCCTGATTGCTTCTGTTTGAAACTCAGCAGGAAGGAATTGACGGTCAATTGATTCAACAGTAACGACCTCGGTGGGATTACCCTCTCCATCACGGACGACCACAAATCGGTCAAGAGGATAAAGTTTAACACCACCTGAACCCATGTATACCAGAGCATTTCCGGTTACAATCAAGTGCTTCATTGCCTGATGGAGGATAACTCGATCCTGTGATTCGGCAATGTTTTGCATGACCACTCGTTCCATCTTGGAAAGAGAAAGATCAATCTCTGATTTAACAGCAGCACTTAAACTGGGGTCCAAGCTAAGCTTACCATCATTGACTTGAAGCTTGAAGAAAGTTGCGTTCACGGGGAACAAACTTAGCATCAGCTTCGATGCCATGACGTTAACGCCTTTAGCGCCCATAGATTGCCAAGGAGTGGGCAGCTTCTGTCCATTAACAACACCAGTAGGTGTCAGCAGATAAGGAACAGAAAGTGCCGCACAATCCCTAGCAGTATCGAGAAAGATCGTTCTGTCGCTAGCCAGCTTTGCGTAACGACTTGCGGCAGATTGATTTTCCATTTGTTATTTACCAATACTAAGATTAGAAATGTTAGGCATAGCACCACCTGTGCTCAAAGGAATCGTAAGGTTAGAAGTACCCTTACCAGCTTGTTGCAT